CAGCGTGGGGACAATATCCGCCTCCAAGCAGCAGAATCGTTGCTAAACCGCGTAGGTTTGGGGAAGAAGGAGACCGTCGAACACAACGTCACCGCAATGCACGGTGTTGTACTCCTCCCGCCGAAAGCTGAAATGGTCATTGATGAGCAGTAAGAACCCCTTACACGCTGAAGAAGTGTTTTTGGGGATGACTCCTGTCCACAACAACCTCTCAGACCTCTCCTCTCTCTATAAACCTCACCCCGTAGTGAGCAAGAAGGTGGCAGAATCCATCGAACGTAGTGGTTTGACGTACCCGTTGATCATCGTCCACCGCGATACGTTGGGGAAGAAGCTCGCGTACTACAAAGAATACGGGTTTGTTGATAATCCCGAAGCTCGTTGGTTTACCTACACGGGTAATAACCGGTATTACGCTATCAAACAGCTCGGTTACGAGAGTGTTGACTGCGTTGTGTGCCATGACTTGAAGAAACTCCCCGACTGGGAAGAGAAAATGGTAGTCAACCCGCGGAATTTTAGATGACAGATAGCTCAGATGAACAACCAAAGCGTAAACGAGGACGTCCTAAGAAAGACCCTAACGCGCCTAAGAGTCAGTATACTCTTTCGGCTAAGGAAAAGGCTCGACGAGCGACTCAAGCTAGTATTACACGTTCACGAAAGGACGCTGAAAGAAAGATAGCGGCTGCGAAGCGTCAAAAGAACCGTGCAAACCACCGTGAGAGAGCGGCAGGTAAGGTTGAGAAGGCGTTACAGGGTAAAGTTACCACTGTAATCGATGAAGGTGATTTAAATGCCCTACCTAAAGCGGTAAAAGACCTCGTAGGTGAGTCTGAAGTAGTATTCAAGCCGAATGAGGGTCCGCAACAGGAATTCTTATCGGCTCCAGAGCAGGATGTTTTGTATGGTGGCGCAGCAGGTGGTGGTAAATCCTTCGCATTGCTCGCGGACCCACTACGTTACTGCCACAATCCCAACCACCGCGGTCTTCTCCTACGTCGAACTCTCGACGAACTGACCGAACTTATCTCGAAGTCTAAACAACTCTATACGAAAGCCTTCCCCGGGGCTAAATTCCGTGAGTCTAAGTCTACGTGGGTATTCCCATCGGGTGCAACCATCTGGTTCTCCTACCTCGATAAAGACAAGGACGTAACACGTTATCAGGGTCAGGCGTTTAACTGGATTGCTATCGACGAGATTACCCAATATCCAACTCCTTATGTATGGGAGTACCTCCGCTCCCGTTTGCGTACTACCGATCCCGAACTCTCAGCAAATCTTTCGATGCGCTGCACCGCCAACCCCGGCGGTGTCGGGGGATGGTGGGTAAAGAAGATGTACATTGATCAAGGGGAGCACGGAAAGCCCTTCATACCGAAAGATATGGAATCCGGCAAACCCTACGTGTATCCAGACCACCACGAAAAAGCCGGTCAAGCACTCTACTACCGTAAGTTTGTACCCGCGAAGTTAACTGACAACCCGTTCCTCATGAAGGACGGTCAGTACGAGGCGATGCTACTCTCGTTACCGGAAGTAGAGCGTAAGCGACTGCTCGAAGGTGACTGGGATGTAGCGGAAGGTGCGGCATTCCCTGAGTTCTCGAAGTACCGACACGTTGTTGAACCCTTTGAAATTCCTACTAACTGGGTACGTATAAGAGCGGCTGACTACGGCTATGCATCCCCCTCGTGTGTACTCTGGGGAGCTATCGATTGGGATAACAATATTTGGGTGTACCGAGAACTTTACGTAAAACACTTTACAGCAGAGCAACTCGCCGCTAAAATACTAGAATTAGAAGAATACGATCCGCAACCTTATTATGCGGTCTTAGACTCATCGTGTTGGAACCGTACGGGCTATGGTCCGTCTATAGCGGAAACGATGATTAGGATGGGATGTCGTTGGACTCCATCGGATCGTAATAGAATTGCCGGTAAAATGGAAATCCACCGTAGACTAGGTGATAACGAGTTTACAGGGGAACCAACCGTAAAGTTCTTTAATACCTGTACTAACATTAACAGACAACTTGCGGGCATTCCCCTCTCTAAAACAAACAGCGAAGACGTAGATACTAAAGCAGAAGACCACGCGTATGACGCGTTACGTTATATGTTGATGACCCGTATGAGTGGTCACGCGAATATTAACAGAACTCTGCAAAATATCAAAGATAACGCGTTTAAGCCACAAGATAGCACATTCGGATACTAAATGGCACGTCTAACTATAGCACAAAAAATGGAACTATCTCTTCGTGAGTTGTTCGAGCTAGAAGCGGCAACAAAACCTAACGTTAAAAAGAACATAGAGTCTTTGTTAACACAACTAGGTAATGTTACTGATTCTACGGGTGCTGTGTTCCTCGATATGAAAGTCAAGGATCTGCAAGGCGAAAAACTCGGAATGGTTCTTGCGGATGTTATTACTGATAGCCCCTTTGCTGAATCAGATAAAGCAGCGACTAAGCGTCGTACACGTTCGGCTAATTTAATCGATAAAATTGGTACGATGTACAAAGGACAGCTTAACGTAGGTAGCGGTCCGGGGTACGCAAAAAACGCAACTGAAATAGCACTCGGCGACCCAAAGAAATTTGAAGAAAATACTTTTTGGTCGAAAAAACGTGCTCGAAAATCTGCTACGGGTTTCAATTCAGATATCTACAAAAAAGCTAAGGAGGTAATTTCAGATCCCGAAATTCCCCTCGAGTTACGCCAACAAATGACGATGAATTTGCTCGGGGGTAATCGTACAGCAAACTTAGCTAACTTTGATATCAAGAACTACGACCCAGTAAACGGGATGATTGTTTTTGATGATCCAAAGTCAGGTAAAAAAGTACTTGTGTTAAACGAGGTGTCTAACGCGATTGTTCAGCAGAATATTGGTGACAGAAAATCGGGTAAAATTTTCCCTAACGCAAAATCAAACGAAACAAAAATAAACAAAATTCTTAGAGAGCGTATGCCGGAAGTAACTTTCCGAACTCCAGAAGGGGATTTACGCGTAGAAAAGTTTACGATTTATAAGTTTCGTAACATGAACGAGAGTTTACTTGCTGACGAAGGATTAACGCCTTCTGAATCTCAATTACTCAGCGGTCGTGCGGATGCATCAGAAGCTTCTGGTTACGTTGACGAAGAAACCAAACGAAGAAAAATTAAACATGCTACTGACCGAGTAGTGGCTAAAATTGTTGCATACTCTGGCACACCCACTGTTGCACAGTACGCAGCAGACGTGGGTATGGATTTTGGTGAAGCAAGTAACATTGCAGTCACTAAAGACGTAATTACTAACCCTAAATACATTGAACACGCACCAAAAGAATTTGTCGATGCTTTACCAGACGGTCCCGGCGGCGTATACCCGCAAGGTGAAGCTCCTAAGGCAGATCCGAAAGCTCAACAGCAGTTTTTAGAGAGTGCTCAAGCTTCTTCTGCGGAATCTCGGGAAGCTTCGTTACTCGCGGCGGAAGAGACAAAGTCTAAGCGTTTAGAAGTTCAAGAACAGAACATTGCTAAAGAAGCTGAGATAGATAAAAAGCGGAAAGAAGCTAAAAAACCTTCTGCCGCTGCTCCTGTTGCTATTTCAGACGAAGGAAAGGGTACGATGCAACGAATTAAAGACGTTCTTCGTAATAAAGTAAATCCCGCTGTTAAAAAAGGCGCAAAAGCACTTTTACCGGGTGCCATTGGTACAACTGTATTTGGTGTAGACGCGTTTATGACTGGGGAACAAGCAAATACTGCGCTTGCTGCTGAAGGTGATGAACAAAAAAGACAGATGGGTGAGTTAGGGTTGAGTGTAACTCCGGCTGCACCGATGCAAATAGTTCAGGAAATTAACCCTCTCACGCACATGGGCAGAGATTTAGCAGACGAATCTGGGTTCTTTCAAGAACGCGGTTATTCGAGTGCAGACGAGACCGCAAGCGGCTTTGCCGATATAGAAGATTAATCTTAGGAGAATAACATGGTAGATATCATGAATGCTGATAAAGAAAGCGTTGATACTCACAACGAAGGTAAATTGGTTCGTGAAGGTAAAGACTTCGACACCAAAGCACGTACTGACGTTTTGCAGCAAGACGCGGGCAAAAAAGGTAAAGGTAGCAAGCCTACTGACACCGGTTGCTTGAAGATGGCAGACGATACCCGTTTGTACGCAGACTAATTTATAGGTAGTTAGCATGAAAGAGGGTTTCCTTCAGGGTCCCGA